TTAATTCATCTTTATCGTTAAGACCAACACTTGTAGTCTTTACATCATCCTTGTGTGATTTCATATTTATCCTTAAAGGTAATGCCCCCGAAGGGGCATAAGCCATATTACGTTTCGTCACTCATCATTGCATGAGCAGATTCATTGTTTACTACCAATGTATATTCTACATTTAATAGATGTTTCTCTGAATCACCCATTTTAGCAAGTTTTTGAGACTTGAATGGTCGTAGATAAGCTACTGAAGCCATTGAAGGGTCAAGAACATATGAGTAGTCATCAGATAAGAATCTATCTGGAACAACATTTACTGAACCAAAATCTGATAAGTAAACATCAGCAGAGCCAATAATTGTTGTTGGAGATGACTTAGGTGCTTGATAACGCTGTTCAGCAATACCAGCAAATGTTGAAACTACTTGCTTGTTAGCTGGAGATACTAATAGCACATCAGGTTCACCACCAGAGTTATATGCTTTTAATACTGCTTCTTTTAGCATATCTTCTGTTAGTGCGCCACCAGCTGTATCAACAGTGTTAGTTGTAATCCATGATGCTAGACCACCTAATTTACGAGCTGTCATAGGGTCGCCAGATGCTGTAGATGCACCACCAGCAGATTGTGCTTGGTCAGACAATAGAATAGATTCCATATCTCGTTTTAGCTCAGAAGATGCTTTAGCAAGTTGGTAAGCAGTTTCTGTAGAACGACCTGCTTTGTCAACTTTATCGTCTGTTGTAGACACTTGGATAACTTTGTCAGAAATCTGAGTATAGTTACCAACACGAGTTGTAGGTGTTAGTGTTGCAGATACTGCATCAGCTCCCTCAACTTGTGCGTTAGCTAAGTTTACATCAGCTAGGCTGTCTGTTTGCCATTCATGGTATGTGTTTTTAGCTTTAGTTCTGCCAACTGTTGACATGAAAGGTGTTGTTGTAGGAGAGATATCATATATCGCATCCTGTAAGTCTTCACGAATACCAATGGTATCGTACGTTTTATATGTTGCCATTTTTTATGTTTCCTTTTAAATAAAGTTTTTGAATACATCTACTGCATCAGTTAACTTACCTGATGATTTTAGACGCTTTTTCTGTTTAGTGTAGACATCAGTTTTAGCAACTTTATTTCCCTTCTTAGACATTTTAGGAGCATTAGATAGCTTCTTATTAACGCCTGGGTTTGCTTTCTGTAGCTTATCGTACTCCATAGCCTTCTGTAATATCATTACATGGCGATGGTCATACACTTGCGATAACTCTTGGTCACTAAATCCTACACTTTTCCCAAAGCTGCGAATATCATTCTTGATTTGTTCAGCTTTCTTTGGGTCAGAAAATTCCTTTACTTTTTCAGATAACATTTTAGCTTCATTTTGTACGACTTGATTTTGTTGCTGCAATCGGTAATGATGTTGTTCTTGAGATACCTTTTGCTGTTCTTGTCGTATAGCATTAATCTTTTTATTTGCTTCTGTTTGCTCCGCTACTTTTATAGCGTATTGTATTGGGTCATTTTCTTTTAATTCTTCTAAATTCTCACTTGGGTCTTGGCTGTTAACCAAGTATTGCTCCACTTGTGATAATTTTTGAGCATATGCCTCTCTTGTACGCATAGCATTTTGAACTTCTTGAGCGTGTGCTTCTACTTTCTTTCGCTCTTCTGCTAATTGTTGGGATTTCTGTGTGTAATCTGTTGATTTTTGATAACCTGAAACTAACTCATCTAGGGTAACATCTTTCTCTTCACCACTAGCTTTAACTCTGTAAGTTTTACGTTCCTCAACTTCTACCTCTTCTGACTCATCTTCTTCCTCAGTATCTTCTGGTTCATCTTCTTCAGATTCCTCTTCTACTTCGTCTTCCAATGCTTCTTCATCAGTTTCCTCAACTGCTTCCGTTGCCACTTCTTCATTTTCTACCTCTGGTTTATCATTTGATTCCTCGGCATCTAACATTTCAGTGAAAACTTCCGTTGCGTCTCTTGGAGTTTCAACTGAGTTAGACTCTTGGTTGATTTGCTCGTTCATGTTTCTTCCTTATAATTTGCTATTTAACGAT